TCGACCACATTCGATTCAAGAACCCCAATTCTACCCGCATTCGAGGAAAGGTTAGATGTCAAATCGACCACGTTCGATTCAAGAACCCCAATTCTACCCGCATTCGAGGAAAGGTTAGATGTCAAATCGACCACGTTTGATTCAAGAAATCCGATTCTCTCCACATTACTTGTCAAATCTGTTTTAAGTGCCACACCTATCAGTTGTGTACCGTCACCATATATTGATCCACCGGATGATATAGTTATATTATTTTGAACAAGTAAATTACCCAAAACTTCAACTGTTAATGGATTTAGTGGATCGTTTGTTACAAAATCGTCCGTTATAGTATTTTGAGTATATCCTATTGTAAAATTATGATCGTGTGGTGTACCATTTTCACCGTGATGTATAAGAGCGAGATTTTTACCCGGGTGTTCCATGATAATACCAACATCAAACGTATGTGTTTGGTTATTATTAGCAATTCCAATTATACGATCGGATACAGCAAATGAGTTCGCTTCTACTATAAATTTATCACCTTGTACAATTAAATTACCAGATACTGTCATATCATTTACATATGCATTTCCAGTAACATTAAGTGCGTAATATTCATCTGGGTGTATAGAAATATTATCCCCTATAGTAATACCACCTTGATTTACTACCATTGCGTAGTCAGCTCTTGTATCTGAAAACATAATACGATCTCCTATAGAAAGTGTGTCAGTTGGATTTGTATTTGAAATACCAACATTACCAGATGTAAGTAAAGATATATTATCATTTGTAAGTTGTAATGTAGTTGAATGTATATTTGTCAATAGTTCTGTAATACCGATATCAGAATTTATTAATCTTTTAGTTATATGGTCATATGCCAAAAATGTACCTGTATCTGAAACAGTTTGGATAGGTGATATATATACATTATTACTCTCAGTGTTTATATATTCGTCTGAAGCGTTAATTACTACAGATCTATCAGCCTGATTATCACGTATTTTTTCACCGATACTAATTGTTTTAGACCTCTCTATAGTAGGTAATTTTTTAACCATCTTAATATATATCATGATTTTAATTTTGTCATCTTTGTTAAGATCACAGAATCGTCTATTATAAAGGTTCTATTAAATAACCACAAAATTCGTTTTTATAATTAGCCATTTGTCCACTTAGTATATATACGGTTATTTCATCATCTTTACATAACTGTAGAATTGTAGAATTAGACAATGGTATTTCTGTACTTGATTCGTGTACAGAATAATTACATTTTTCTATACTCTCGTTATTTTTACGTAATTCTACATTTAATAAAGTACACCCATTTGTCATCATTCGTAAAGAAAATGAATAATAACCAGATACTGGTGCTATAAATGCACTACCAATAAACGAATTCGTAATATTTAAATCTATAGTATCCCATGATACCGTTTTTCTCTGTGATGCAATTTTATTTAATAACGAAACGGAAAAAATTGGTTTTGATTTCTGTTTAATAGTACCATTCACTTCTATATCATTTGTTATTAATAATGAATTGATATGTATATTTGAATTAATTTCTTCTATATTTTTAGTCCATTTAATGTGTTTATCTGTACATGTAAGAAAACTATTCTTCAAAATTGGTAATCGTCTAAAATTATTATATTCATCTGCATAAAGTAAGTCTCCGGGTGCGTAATTACGTATTCCCGTTCCACCATTTTCTGTTTTTAATATACCCTCATTTACATTATTTACATTTAAGCTATTTATATTCGAACCATTACCATAAAAGTTCTCAGATGTAATAGTTTTTAAATTAATTGTATCTACCCAAACTAATTTTTTGTGTTCGTTTGTAGATAAAATTTTACCATTTGATTTTGAGTCTGTGCGTAATATTTCTAAAGAATTTGAATGTGTCGAACCTGTAATAATATCACCATCTTCAAATGATAAATCTAGAAGGACTCCACGAGGACCATTAATTTTACGTAAAGGTCGTGGTCTAAAATATTTTTCAAGGACCTTTGTATTTTCCAGAATATCGACTCTATTTGTAGTATTTAATAGAGAATCATTTGTAGTGTTAGAATTATGTTCTAATTTTGTAATTCTTTGTAAATTGTTTTCTAATGTATACGTTTTTTCATTTAGTTTTAAAATATCTCTAAATCACGAATTTTAGGGGTATTATCATCTAAAATATCTACACGCTTTATAGTTTCTAATAATTTTACATCTGTATTTTTATAATTATCTTGTATATTTATAATATCATTTGCAGAAATATTTAAAGAATTATTTAAATCTGTTAATTTTGTTGTAATTGTCTGTATTTCAGGTGTGTGATTTATATATTTATTTTCCAAGCATGTAATTCTACATGTATTTTTTAAAATATCATCTTTTATAGCCGGTAATACTGTTATTTGTTTGAAAAATCTATTTTCTAATGATTTTATTTTCTGTATATTATCTTCTTCTATATCACGAATATCATTAATATTTCTATTTATAGTAGATTCGTTTATAGATATATTATTTTTTATAGTTGTGATTTCAGGAGAATAGTCTATTATTCGATTTTTTATGTCAATAATACTTTTATTAAAATCATCTATATATGTTTCATTTTCCAATTTATAAATTCTATTCTTGAAACCTGATATTTCACTCTGTATATAATCTATCTTTGATGCATTTGTAAATTCTATAATATTAGACACTGCATTCGAAGACGAACAATCAAGTAAATTCGTTTTTATACCTGTATCTATAATTTCCTTTGTATCTCTATTATATCCTATAAACGTAGTTTCTTCTGTAGTTTCTAAACGTATCGGTGATATATATGTAGAATTAGGTGTAATGGTATTTATGATATTATTACTTGCATTTAATACAATCGAATTTTCACCCTGTGTATTATTAGTATGCTGACCAACTCTAATTTTTGTAGATTTAATATTTAGAAATTGCTGACCCATTTAAGATAGATGTGTATTTTAATTTGCATAAACGATACCAGCCATACCATTGTCAATACGAAGTATATTATAGTTAACCGCGTATATGGGGTGATTAATTGTATGAGACTTGCTTATAATTTTAACTGAATTTAATCTACTGAAATTAAGTGTCCCTGATGGCTGAATAGAACTCGTTGATAAGCAAAAACAGTACAAGAAAAAATCAGGGGACGTAACAAAGTTGGTATGATAATAGTTTGATATATCCATAAAATGAGGACGCCCAGTTTTAAAATTACTCAAATCTAAACCATTTATTTCAATCTTTATTTTATTGGTTGTTGATGTTAACACCCCTTCGGACATTGTATCTGAAGATGCAATATACTTGACTGGGTGGTTGAACATAAGTTCTTGAACAACTTCGTTTGAAGGAACACTTTTCTGAACTTGTGTAATAAGTAAATCGTGTTTCCTGGATTTCGACGTTATGGTACTGTAAAGCGACTATGGGTAAAGCATACTGTGGGCTTTCACAGAAAAAGAATCGTAATGGATAAAAATACGATTCACCACTAGTACCTGGGTGTACACCTAAAGCCGAATTAGATACATTTTTTGCCATTGTATCTATAGCTATTTTTTCTGTAAAAATAGAATCTTGTGTGTCTATTAATTGACCACCAATAAAAAGTTCTACTTTATCAATGAAATTAGACCAATTGCTTGTAGATGCTGCTCTGTTAGCAGCATCATACACACTAATATAACTGTATCCTAACATATCGCCTGTTCGATCAAAACGAATAGATGACATAGAATTCGCTTTCACATTCCCCTGAATAGTTTGTTCTTCAACGGATTGTGAAAAGTTAGAATGTCGTTTAAACGTTGACGTAAAAAAAGATATTTCTGGTTCGCCCATAATGTATTCGTCTTGAGCACCAATTGCTATAAGTTGAACAATACCAGATGACATTTATAATAAGAAAAGGTTAAAAATATGCGTTATTTACTACCCCCCTGGAATGGTAAATTTTTTTGTTTACATATAAATCTAAAAATAAAAAAGTTATCGTCGGTACCCGATATAGTAATACCGTCTTGATTTAATAAACTAATTGTTAATCTATCTATTTTTCGTATAGGTGTCGAATATTGTTGTACGACTGGGTAATTGTCTTTGAAAATAATCTCCGAAGCTGCACCATTTCCACTAATCAAACTCCCAAACGAATTATTTACTTTTGATAAAGATGGTTGACCTTCGTACCCATAAATATTTGATGTTCGTTGTGTATAATTTGTATTGAGTTCGTTTATAGATATGTAACATACATTTGAACCCGTTGTTGTAATTTGTGCAGCATTAAGTCTTACCTGAACGACATTTTCAAGCGTTTGCTGAAGATGAACCGTGAACGTATTTTTACTTGCTTGACCTATAGTGTCAACGGTAATCGTATGATACTCATATTCGAAATCGGGTAAAGTGGATTGACTCGTCACTAAAGCCATTTATATATACTGGAGATTTTACTTCATCTTATAGCTCGCTTGTTCCTGGACAAGTTTTTGTCCGTCACACACACCACCTTTACTGTCGGAGTAGTAGGCACTACTCAAACATTCTTCGGTTGATGGAATATCGAAAAGCGAACCCGTATTGACGGCTTCGATTTCGACATCTTTACCCTGGTATCCGCTGGTACGTAACATTGCGAGAACACACAATACTGCGATGATGATGACGATAGCTTTGATCGTGTTTCTGTTGGTGGCGTTAAGTTTCATTTATATTGAAACAACATTTTTTATAAAGTGCGTTAAAGAGATTAGAATAGTTTCAATATAAAGAGTAATAGTAATGGACGGTGAAATTATTCTTGATCGTAAAAATACGAATGTCATGAAACTTGATGATAGTGAACAGGCCCTGATGAACGAAATTGAAATCGATGTTCCTCGACGTCAGCCTGTAAAAAAACAAATTTCTCAAATGAAAACACAGTTTACAGCGCCTCAACCCCAAGTTTTCCAGGAAGATATTGACTCATTTGCTAACCCAAATAAACAAGCACAACCATCTGTACCTCCACCAGAGGCACCTGTTGATTATCACGAATACGACGATGAACCCGATATGGACTACGGAGGTGGGGGAGGTGGGTATATGATGGAAGAAGAGGAAGAAAAGCCATCACCAGGTTTTAATACAGTTGACGAAGAGAAAGCGGATCTCGTTAACAAACTCGGACGTTTGGAAAAAAAGGGGTTTACTGTGAACAAACGTTTGAATGCTTATTCCCCTGTAGACGAACTTAGAAACGAAGTAAAACGAATAACATATAGTATAGATGTAGACAAATCAATTAAATTTGCGAGACGTATGCTTATCGCGTGTACAACAGGTCTTGAGTTTATGAATAAGAAGTATAACCCATTCGAGATCCAACTTGACGGGTGGTCCGAAAACGTTATGGAAAATGTCGACGATTATGATGAAGTTTTTGAAGAGTTATACGTCAAGTATAGAACTAAAATGCACGTCGCCCCAGAAATCAAACTTATTATGATGCTTGGAGGCTCGGCTATGATGTTCCATTTGACGAATAGTATGTTCAAATCGGTCATGCCAAACATGAATGATGTGATTAAACAAAATCCAGGACTGGTTCAAAATATGATGTCCGCGGTTCAAAACACAGTACCAAAATCACAACAAGGTTCCGAACCTTCAAGTGATGGTAAACACGAAATGCAAGGTCCAGGGTTTGATATTTCCAGTCTCATGGGTAACATTATGATGCCACCAACACCACCCATGAACACGACGAGTATTCCAGCACAGGAACAAATTATCGTAGACGATGACGAAGATGATGATATTTCTGATATTGCTGAGGCACCAACACCAGGTGATGTCGAAGGAGGGGGTGATGGGGAATTGCGTGAAGTTAAAGTTACCCAGACCAAGGCTAAACGTGGTCGAAAGAAAAAATCAGTCGAAATTAATTTGTAAAATATAGTATATGATAGGGTATTGTCCATTAGACGAAGATCCTATTGAAAGACCGAGACCTTCACGAGAAGTATCAGTCCCAGTCCAGGAGAAAGTTAAAAATTCTACTGGTAGAGGAGAAGATACGGAGTGTAATTATGTTGTTTTGTTCTTTATTGCGGGTGTTATTGCCCTAGCAATCATGGACACGATCCCATCACGAAAGTAAGTAAACAAAACTTTCTACCATTCTGACATTTTCCAGCATGGTAAAAAAAAATTAATTGTTTTCGAGTGCGGTAACACGCGCTAATAGATCGGCGACTTGTGTTTCTAACGTCACAACTTTCGTCTTTTCAGCTTGTAATTGTCTATCTACTTCCTGTAAAGCGGCCGTCGCTATAGTGAATATGTATTCTTTCTTTAGTATATTAAAATTATCAACTTCCTGTCCCATAACAAAAACCTGATTACCCGAAACGACATTTCCGGTATCATCTACCGAACCAATCATATTTGTTAAATCTTCATTAACGCGAATTGATTTTGCATCTATAACCTCGTCTAATGTAAGTCTTTCAACTTTATCGTATACAGTTTTAACATGTATTTTAGATGTTACGTTAGATGTTAATAGATCGGACGTGTTGAAGTTCGTAAACGTTATAACATTCGAATCAGATACGTTAGAGAGTTCGTATATATTTGGAATTACATTTTCAGAAATTTTAACTGCTTCAGGAAACACGTTAGAAACTTCCTGTGCAATAAATCCATAAACTGTAGTATCACCTTGTTCGTTAGTATCTATATATGTATACGTTTTTGGTTCTAAGAGACGTAATTTTTCTAAAGCGGATGCGTCGGTAACATCATTTATATTTGTTTTTATTCTCGAATCTGAAGCTTGCCAAGTACCACTATGCGCGACGAAATATCCACTCGTACCTATAGAACTTGATGCACGTATACTAAAATTACCCCAAGCGCTAGGCGTCGAACCACTGAAATTTGAACCACCAGGATGAAAAAAACGTCGTGTAGCGCTACTATACGAGTTAACTGTACTCGACCCATTTACATCTAGAAAAGCACCTGGACTTGCTGTTCCTATACCAATATTACCAGTACTGGTAATTCTTAATCTGTCGGTTCCAGCTGTCCTAATCTTAAAAGTATTAGTGTTTGGAAACCCAAAGAATGTATCTGTATCACCTGTATGTGTAATATAACTAGGAATTAACAAATTCGTAAAGTTAGCAGTTGTTGCAGTTATTGTACCAATAACATCAAGTTTAGAAGCTGGACTTGATGTTCCAATACCAACATTACCACCACTGAGTATTGTTAATCTTTCTGTATCTGATGTACTAAATACAAGTTTATTATTACCTAACGCTGATAAACCCTGTGATTTTATAAAACCACTGGTTATTATGGATTGATCTGGTGCGCCTTCGTTAAATAGATCAGCGGCAGTGTTATAATCTGGTACAACTCGTTTAGCTGAATAATTGGTACCATCGGTAGCTATAAAATGTTTGAAGTTACCAATTGCATAATCACTCGTACCTGAATACCCTGTTTGAAAACCTGCACTTCCAGGTATGTTACCAAAATATGCATCATCCATAACAGTTACGGTATAGCGAATTATGGAACCACCTCCATATGTGTTAGTTTCCCATAGAGCAGTACTACCACCTCCTTGTACTTGAAGGGTTTGTGATACACCGTTTATCCATAATTGTGTAGTTGCCGTGCCAGTATTAGGACTATTACTCGGTGTATTATCGTATTTAACACATATATGATACCATTTATCCTGATCAAATGTATAGGATGTTGTATACTTGATATTAGCTGGAGTGCTTTTATAGTCTATTATAAAACCTGAATTTGTAACTATATTGGAAAAGGACTTCACCGCTCCACTGGAAGTTTTCGTTGCGAATATAGTATTATTGAAATAATTCTGTGCTTTTTGTGGCATAAACCAATACGACGTTGTAACTATCCCCTGAT